GTAGGCGACGTAACGGGTGATGTAAGTGGAAGCTCAGGTACTTGTACTGGTAATGCTGCTACAGCAACTGCATTAGCAAATGCAAGATCATTTACAACTACTGGTGATGTAGTTTTAGCATCTGCAAACTTTGATGGTTCTGGAAATTTCACTACAACAGCAACTATTCAAGCAAACGCTGTTGAAGGTAGTATGCTTAACAATAATGTTATTTCAGGTCAAACAGCGTTAACATCGGGCTTAGCTTCAACGGATGAACTAGCTATTAGTGATGCTGGTACACTTAAAAGAATGGATGTTAGTGTCTTACAAACCTATTTACAATCTAACCTTACATTTACAACTAATACTGATGTTAGTGTTAGTAAAGATAATCTTGAAACGACTCTTGCGTTGATAGATACCAATTATACTATTGGAAGTGGTTCATCAATAGATGGAACTATATCTGGGGATTTAACTATTAATGGTGATTTAATTGTTAGTGGTACTACAACCACGATAAACTCTACAGTAGTAACAGTTGATGATCCTATATTTACATTAGGTGGTGATGCAGCTCCTGGCTCTGATGATAATAAAGATAGAGGTATTGAATTTAGATATCATACTGGTGAAACCGCGGCTGTTGGTTTCTTTGGATATGACGATAGTTTAGGACTTTTTACAGGATATACAGCTGCTACGAATAGTAGTGAGGTATTTTCTGGAACGTTAATGAATGCTAAATTTGGAACAGTTACAGCTGCTTTAGCTGGTAATGCAACAACTGCTACGGCTTTAGCTACCGGTAGAACAATAGGTATGACAGGAGACGTTGTTTGGACCTCTGCAAGTTTCGATGGTTCTGGGAATGTTACAGCAGCTGCGACTATTCAAGCAAATGCTGTTGAGGGATCAATGCTTAACACCAACGCAATTTCTGGTCAAACAAATATGACGGGCGATCTTGCAGATGCTGATGAATTATTAGTATCAGACGGAGGTACATTAAAAAGAGCTGATTTTAGTGTTGTAAGAGACGCTATCTATAATGATTTAAGTGGTGATGTAACAGTCGCAGATGGTGGAGCTGCAACACTAGCTAACAATTCAGTATCACAAGCTCAGTTAGATGATGATGCTGTAGGAGCTGATGAATTAGCTGCTGACGCTGTAGTTAATGCTTCTGTAGCTTCTGGTGCGGCTATTGCAACTAGTAAATTATCAGGCGCATTAACAAGTGTAACTTCACATGGTTTAGCTACTTCTGCTACAACAGATACAACGAGTGCAAGTAATATATCTTCTGGTACGTTAGCTGCTGCTAGACTACCTGCACTTTCTGCATCTTTTGCATTAGCCCACGCTACAACTGATGTTGTTGGTAATAATTCTGGTACAGATGATACTATTTTCACAGTTACACATGGTTATACATCGAGAGCGGTAAATGTTCAAGTTTATCAAACTGCTTCTCCTTATCAACAAGTATTTACAGAAGTTAAATGGCCATCAACAACTACAATTTCTGTTGGGTTTGGAACTGCTGTAGAACAATCAGATTATACTGTTGTTGTTACGGCAGATTAAATGAAGTAAAATAAAATTAAATTAAATAAATAAAAAATGAATATAAATGGCTATAGATTTTTTAAATGATATAAAAGTTACTGGTGATATAATTATAGATGACGGTGGTTCGTTACAAGAAGCTAGTGGAACAGCTGCTTTCACTTTTGATGGAAGTGGTCATGTTACAAAAATTGGACAATCTGCACATACTGATGGTTATTATTTGAAATGGGATGATACGAACACAAAAGCTGTTTGGGCCGCAGTAACAGCAACTGTAGATATTGATGGCCAAACTGATATAGGTGCTGCTTTAGTAGATGCTGACCTTTTTCTTGTAGATGATGGTGCTAATGGCACTAATAGAAAAGCTACAATGACAAGATTATCTACTTATATTAATGGTAAAGTACCAGATGCTTCTGGTGACGATAAAGGACTTGTAAAAGTTTCTGGTACAGCCGCCTCGGTACTTCCTGCAAATATATCAGCAGTAACAGGTAGATCTTATCAACTTCAAACAGATGAAGATGGTGTAGCTACGGTCAATGTACCTTGGGAAGATACTAACACTAACGTTTTAGCTGGAGGTGCTATAACAGGGGTTTTAGATATAACAGATACCACAGACTCTACAGACGCTACAGGTGATACTGGGGCCTTAAGATGTGAGGGTGGTGCTAGTATTGCTAAAAAATTATATGCGGGTGATACTATAACAGGTTCCGCTGATGTAATAGCTTATTCTGATAAAAAATTAAAAGAAAATATTAAAACACTAGATGGTAAAAAAGTGTTAGAAATGAGAGGAGTTAGTTTTGATCGTGTAGATACGGGTAAAGCTAGTTCTGGTGTTATAGCTCAAGAAATGGAAAAGGTTGCTCCAGAGTTAGTTATAGATGATGGTAATTATAAGGGCGTTGCTTATGGTAACGTTGTAGGTTATTTAATCGAGGCTATTAAAGATCAACAAAAACAAATTGATGAATTAAAAACAATGTGCAATGGCTGTTCCAAGTAATGGTGCAGTAAGTCTTCTTGGTATTCAAAATGAAATAGATGAAGACAACTACAGCGCTGGCGAGAGTTATAGTAATATATCTTTAAGAAGTTTAGCGGAGAACACATCATTTAACGAAAACAGTGACAGTGCTCCTGATGGTGAATCACCGTTTGCAATGTCAGAATGGTATGGATATGATCATGATGCTGCGGCTGCTTGGGCAAATGCTTATGCTGTTTCAAAATCTTTATCAACTGGTTCTGATGAAACTATAAAATCAGGAGCTATATCAGCTGGTAGTGCTATTCATTTTACAGAGAGTAGTGCATTTACTGTTTCAATATGGGTTAAAGCTGGTTGGAGTAGTTCTTTAAATACAAATATATTCTTTTGGACTATTAGTGAACCCGGCGCCTCATCTTGGTGGGATAGTTCAATGGCTTTATATTATGCAGAAAATCAAAATAGAATAAAATTTTTAATGAGAAGTGATGCAAGTGGATCTAATAGAGATATGGATGCACAATGGTTATTTCATGATAATAGTGGAATATATGCAGAAAGCTATGCTGCGGCTGGTTTAGGGACAGATTATTGGTCTGCTGCTAATAGAGGTTACAACACTGATGATTGGACTATGCTAACAATTGTAAAAGGTACTTCTAGCGCTTCCTCTGATCTTAAGCTTTATTGGAATGCTAATGACTGCGGAACTGTTGATTTAAGTTATGATACTAACGCCTCAACAATGTCTATGCCAACAAACACCACTAGAGAAGTAATTATAGGAAGCACAAATAACGGTAATAGTTATATAAAGTGTGGTGATGGTACACAAACACAATATGATGAATTTGCTATTTGGAACGAAGCACTAACAGCAGCTGAGATAACAGCTATATATAACAGTGGAACACCAATTAATCTAACAAGTGATAGTGGTGATTACGAGTCAAGTAGTAATCTACAACTATATCATCAGTTTGAAAATAATGGTACAGCTAATACTGGTGCTGCTTTAAGTGGAAGTGATTACAATCTTACTGTAGCTGGTGATTCTTCACATACAACACACTAACTATGAATTATTATATAGTAACAAAAGAAGTATATGACACGTTAGATAAAGATCAAATATCTTACATGCATAAAAGCCAAGATAGAGCTACAAGACTAGTAGCTACAACAGAGACTGTTTCTAATAGAATAAGAAAGTTTCAAAGTATAACAACATGCTCAAATTACACTATTACAAACCACTCTGATTGGGTTGGTGATGGATCAGGTATATTTGAGTGGGAGATGGAAAAAGGAGGATATATTCCGGTAATAGATGATTAATGTAATTACTCGCTATTTTCTGTGATATTATAAGTAGATAAATAACAATAAATTAACTTAAATTAAATAAAATTATGGCAAAGAGAAAAACACCAAAGTCTAAAGAAATTGTAGACTTAAAACCGCAAGCTGAAAAGCTTACACAAGAAGAATTAACAGAACTTCAAACAACAGTTGGTAAAGTAGACAGATTACATCTAGAAATAGGTAAAGTTGAAGCACAAAAGCACAACTTTCTTCATATGCTAGCTGGAGTTCAAGATGAGATCAAATTACTACAAACTAAATTAGAAGATAATTATGGTAGTGTTGATATTGATGTTCGCGACGGCACTATAAAAGCTAAGGAGAATGGACAAGCTGATTCGTAAAATAAGTATCGGCAAAGATTATAAGAACGACGCTATGCACTATGCTGTAGGGCAAGAAGTGTATGGTGGTCATACTATCTGCGACATCTTAGAAGAAGAAACTAAATATTCGGTTTATATTAAAAAAGGTAGAGAAGTTATACCTTGGAAGGATTTTAATAAGAACATGGCGGTGTCTGTAGAGTACAATCTAGAATTCGAGTAATGAAAAGTGTTTACAACTTCGTTGTAACGCCAGTAGGAGAAAGATATAACAATACAAAGAAGGTTGGAGATTCGGAATTAATACTTAATACCGAAATATTTAATCATCAATATATAAATAGAATTGCTAAAGTTATATCTACTCCAATTATTGGTGATACAGATATTAAAACAGGAGATGAAGTTATTGTTCATCATAATGTATTTCGCAGATGGCATGATATAAAAGGTAGAGAAAGAAATAGTACAAGTTATTTTGATGAAAATACCTATATAATTTATGAAGATCAAATATTTGCTTACAAAAGAGATGATACCTGGAAACCATTAAAAGGATTTTGTTTTATACAACCTTTAAAAGAAACAAACACACTATACGCAAACAAAGAAAAATTAATGGGAATAGTTGTTTATTCTGACGGAACGGTTAATAAGGGTGATTTAGTTCGCTTTAAACCAGCAGGTCAATATGAGTTTATCATAGATAACCAAAGACTATACAGAGTTAAATCTAATTTAATAACAATTAAGTATGAATACGAAGGAAACGAAGAAGAATATAATCCAAGCTGGGCAAAAAGCAGTTGAAGAACTGATTAAAGTTGCTAAAGAACCGATTGTAGATTCAGACGACGATATATCAGCAGATAGACTTAAGAATGCTGCAGCTACTAAAAAACTAGCTATATTTGATGCATTTGAAATACTTAACAGAATTCAAGAAGAAGAGAACCTACTTGAGGGAAAGACACCTGAAGAGAAAAAGGAAAAAGTCTTTAAAGGATTCGCTGAAAGTAGATCTAAGTAATGTACGAGCAAAGTTTAGTTAAAGTAATTGAACCTATTAAGAAAACTACTATAAGTAGACTTAATAAAACAAAAAAATGGAAATATGGATACAATAAAGAGCATGATGTTATCGTTATATCAAAAACTGGTCAAATTGGTGAAATCTATGAAATCCAAAATCTTCGGATAGCATTACCCAAAGCACCTAAAGAAGTATATAAACACAAGGAAGATAAATGGGTTAAAGCAGAGTATCCTAAAAAATTAAAGAATATTAAAAATATCTTTGATTGGAGAGGTTATCCAGATGAACAAAAAGAACAATGGTTTGATTACATAGACGAAGAGTTTAATAGAAGAGATAATGGGTTTTGGTTTATGAACAATAATAAGCCAACATATTTAGTAGGTACACATTATATGTATTTACAATGGAGTAAAATAGACGTAGGTGCGCCAGATTTCAGAGAAGCTAATAGATTATTCTTTATTTTTTGGGAAGCTTGTAAAGCAGATAAAAGATGTTACGGTATATGTTATTTGAAAAATAGACGATCTGGGTTTTCTTTTATGTCATCTGCAGAGTCGGTTAATCTAGCAACAATGTCTAGTGATAGTAGATACGGAGTATTATCTAAAACAGGTGCGGATGCTAAAAAAATGTTTACAGATAAAATTGTACCGATTAGTATAAATTATCCATTCTTTTTTAAACCGATCCAAGATGGTATGGATCGACCTAAAACAGAATTAGCATATAGAGTTCCATCTACAAGGTTTACTAGAAAGAAAATAACATCTAATGAGAAATTAGAAGAATTAGAAGGATTAGATACAACGATTGATTGGAAGAATACTGGGGATAATAGTTATGATGGTGAAAAACTAAATTTACTAGTACATGATGAAAGTGGCAAATGGGAAAGACCTGATAATATTTTAAATAATTGGAGAGTTACAAAAACATGTTTACGATTAGGTAGTAGAATTATAGGTAAATGTATGATGGGCTCTACTTCAAACGCATTAGATAAAGGTGGAGACAATTTTAAGAAACTATATAACGCATCCGATGTCACTCAAAGAAATAGAAATGGTCAGACAAAGTCTGGTTTATACTCTTTGTTTATCCCAATGGAATGGAACTACGAAGGATTTATTGATGAGTACGGAATTCCAGTATTTGATACACCTGACATCGATGTCTTCGCCCCAGATGGTGAATTAATAGATGTAGGTGTAGTAGATAGTTGGCAAAATGAGGCAGATGGTTTAAAGTCAGATCAAGACGCTTTAAATGAGTTTTATAGACAATTTCCAAGAACTACAGAACACGCGTTTAGAGATGAGACAAAAAACAGTATATTTAATTTAGTTAAAATATACGAACAAATAGATTACAACGAAGAATTAGGAAGTACACTAGGATTAACAACAGGAAGTTTTCAATGGGTTAATGGTATTAAAGACTCTAAAGTAATATTTTATCCAAATCCAAAAGGAAGATTTAAAGTTAGTTGGGTGCCAAAAGTTCATTTACAAAACCAAGTTATTATAAAGAATGGTTTAAAATATCCAGGAAACGAACACATGGGAGCTTTTGGTTGTGATAGTTACGATATTAGTGGAACAGTAGATGGTATTGGATCAAAAGGAGCATTACATGGATTAACAAAATTCTCAATGGAAGACGCTCCTCCAGGACAATTCTTTTTAGAATATATAGCTAAACCACAAACAGCTGATATGTTTTTTGAAGATATTTTAATGGCATTAGTTTTTTATGGAATGCCAATGTTGGCGGAGAATAATAAACCTCGATTATTATATTATTTAAGAAGAAGAGGTTATAGAGGTTATTCAATGAATAGGCCAGATAAGGTATGGAATAAATTATCTGTAGCAGAAAAAGAAATAGGTGGAATACCTAATTCAAGTGAAGATATAAAACAAGCTCACGCTGCTGCAATTGAGATGTATATTCAAGAAAAAGTTGGAGAAGTACAAGAAGGACAATATGGTGGAATGTATTTCAATAGAACATTAAACGATTGGAGTAAATTTGATATAAATAAAAGAACAAAATATGATGCATCTATTAGTTCTGGTTTGGCAATAATGGCTTGTAATAGACATTTGTATGCTCCAAATGCAAAAATAGAAAGAAAACCTATTGATATAAGCATTGCTAGATATAATAATAGGGGAACGAATTCAAAAATAATTAAACAATAATATGGCAGAGTCTGTACATAAAAATTTTCCCTCTCAAGTTGTTAGTGATTTAGAAAAGATCACTAGTAAATATGGATTAGAAGTTGGTAAAGCAATTGAACTGGAATGGTTTGATAGTTCTAATTCTCATAGATATTCTCATTCTCAAAGAAAATATCATAATTTAAGGTTATACGCTAGAGGAGAACAATCAGTTCAAAAATATAAAGATGAGTTATCCATTAACGGTGACTTAAGCTACTTAAATCTAGATTGGACACCAGTTCCGATCATACCGAAATTTGTAGATATAGTTGTAAATGGTATGGCTAATAGAAGTTTTGATATAAAAGCATATTCACAAGATCCTTATGGAGTGGCAAAAAGAACGGAGTACATGGATAGTATCCTAAAGGATATGAGAACTAAACAGTTCAATGATCAAGCAAAACAACAGTTTAATATGGATCTTTATAAAAATGATCCAGAAACTTTACCAGAAACAGAAGAAGAATTAGGATTACATATGCAGTTGACTTACAAGCAACAAGTTGAAATTGCAAATGAAAACGCTATAAATGTTTTATTAGATGGTAGTAAGTATGATTTAATAAGAAGAAGATGTTTAGAAGATTTAACAGTTTGTGGTATAGCTTGCGCTAAAACAACTTTTGATTGGGCTGAAGGCGCTAGAGTACAATATGTTGATCCAGCTAATTTAGTATACTCATATACTGATTCCCCTTATTTTGAAGATATATATTACGTTGGTGAAGTGAAGCAAATTCCTATAAATGAAGTTGCAAAAGAATTTCCACATCTTACTCACGAAGATTTAAAAGATCTACAAAGCAAAAGAAATCATATAGGTAATGATAGGATACAATCAGGTGATAGTGATAATAATAAGATAACACTGTTATATTTTAACTATAAAACATATATGAATGATGTTTATAAGGTTAAAACACTATCTTCGGGAGCTGAGAAATCTATAAAAAGGGATGATACTTTTAAACCACCAACTGACGCAACTGATTATTCTAGAATACAAAAATCTGTAGAGTGTTTATTTGAAGGTGTTAAAGTTGTAGGTTCTCAAAAGATGCTTAAGTGGAAGAAAGCTGATAATATGATGAGAGATAAGAGTGATTTTAACAAAGTTAAAATGAATTACTCTATCGTTGCTCCTAAAATGTACAACGGTAAGATAGAATCTATAGTTAGTAGAATAACTAGTTTTGCTGACATGATTCAATTAACTCACTTAAAGTTACAACAAGTATTAGCAAGAATGGTACCTGATGGAGTTTATTTAGATATAGATGGTTTAGCAGAAGTTGATTTAGGTAATGGAACAAATTATAATGCTCAAGAAGCCTTAAACATGTTCTTTCAAACCGGTTCTGTTGTTGGAAGAAGTTATACTGGAGAAGGTGATCAAAACGCTGCAAAAATACCTATTCAAGAAATTTCAAATGGAGCAGGCGCGGGTGGTAAACTTCAAGCATTAATAGGAAATTACAACTACTATCTACAAATGATTAGAGATGTAACTGGTCTTAACGAAGCTAGAGATGCTTCAACGCCAGATTCTAGATCATTAGTTGGTATACAAAAAATGGCAGCAGCAAATTCAAATGTAGCGACAAGACATATATTAGATGCTTCGTTATATTTAACTGTAGAAACAGCTGAACAACTCTCATTAAGAATATCTGACATCGTTGAATATTCACCAACAAGAGATGCTTTTATACATGCTATTGGTGCTCATAATGTAGCTACATTAAAAGAAATGTCTGAATTACATCTTTATGATTTTGGTATATTTATTGAATTACAACCAGATGAAGAAGAAAGACAAATATTAGAAAACAATATTCAAATGGCTATTCAACAAAAATTAATAGATTTAGACGATGCTATTGATTTACGTGAAGTTAAAAATTTGAAGATGGCTAATCAATTGTTAAAAATACGTAGACAAAAGAAACAAGAGAGAGATCAGAAAATCCAACAACAACAAATGGATGCGCAAACTCAATCTAACACACAATCAACACAAGCCGCTTCTCAAGCCAAAGTACAGGAAGAGCAAGCGAAGACAGCTACGGCTATAGAGTTAGAAACAGCGAAAAATGGATTAAAAATAGAATACATGAAACAAGAAGCTGCTATGAAAACTAAGCTAATGGATCATGAGTTTGAAATTAATATGAAACTTAGAGGTATAGATAATGATGCCGCTAAAAGTAAAGAAGCACAAAAGGACGATCGTAAAGATGAAAGAACAAAGATACAAGCTAGTCAACAAAGTCAATTAATAGACCAGAAAAAGAACGAAACAACACCTAAGAATTTTGAATCTTCAGGTAATGATTCATTAGCTACTGGAATGGGAGTGGCTGGTTTAACAACTAACTAATTATTTAATATTATTATATCATGGAAGAAAACGTAGAAAACGTAGTCGAGGAGACTACACAAGAGGAGACTCAACAAGAACAGGTTGAAGAACAAAAACCTGAAGTGGATCTAAGTAAATTTGAAAGTGCTGATGATCCTGAAGTAACAAAAATAGATTTAACACAACCACCACCAATACAAGAAGATGAACAGCCAACTGATAACACAGAAACCGAGGAAGTTCAAGAAGAGATTGTTGAAGAAACGGTTAGTGAAGAAGAGAATACTGAACAGCCTACAGAAGAAAATACTGAAGAATCTACTGTAGATGAAGGAGAGGTAAGTGTTGAAGCTACAGAAGAAATTATAGATTTACCAGAAAATCTCCAGAAGTTAATGGAGTTTATGAACGAAACTGGTGGAGATCTAGATGATTATGTAAATCTAAACAGAGATATTGATAAAATGGATAGCTCTGAAATCTTACATGATTATTATAAAAAGACAAAACCACATTTGGATGATTCTGAGATTAACTTCTTATTAGAAGATCAGTTTTCTTATGATGAAGATCAAGATGAAGAAAGAGATGTGAAAAGAAAAAAATTAGCTTTAAAAGAGCAAGTTGCTGAAGCTAAGACCTACTTAGACGGGGAAAAGTCTAAATACTATGAAGAAGTTAAGGCTGGTTCAAAACTCACGGGTGAGCAACAAGAGGCAGTTGAATTCTTTAATAGATACAATCAGGAAACAGAGCAAAACGAAAAGGTTATGAAAAATCAACAATCTACCTTTTTAAACAAAACCGAAAAAGTTTTTGATAAAAACTTTAAAGGGTTTGAGTTTAATGTTGGTGATAAAAAGATAATTTATAATGTTTCTAATACTGATGAAGTGAAAAACAAGCAGACTGATATAAATAATTTCGTTGGAAAGTTTCTAAACGATAAATCAGTTATGGAAGACGCTGCTGGTTATCATAAATCTTTATTTACCGCTATGAATCCTGATTCGATAGCTAAGCATTTTTATGAACAAGGTAAATCGGATGCTATTAAGCAAACGGTTTCCGAAGCTAAAAACATTAACACGTCTAGAGAGTCTCATAAAGTTTATGAAGGTGATGGAGGCATGAAATTTAAAGTTTTAGGTGAAGATTCTAACGATATGAAGCTTAGAATTAAAAAACGAAAGTAAATATTAATTTAAAACATTTAAAATTATGGGTGTAACTCAAAAAGCTGTCGCGACAGGACTATTAACTCCTGCCCCGATGAAGCAAACGCTCTCAACTGCGTATCTCGACTTTACTGGCGGGAGCAATGATTGGGCGCAACAATACCTGCCTGATTTGATGGAAAAAGAAGCTGAAGTGTTCGGTAATAGAACAATTAGTGGGTTTTTATCTCAAGTTGGAGCAGAAGAGTCTATGGCTTCTGACCAAGTAGTTTGGTCTGAACAAGGTAGATTACATTTATCATATAAATTATGCACAGCCTCCAATGTAGGTGGTCTCTTGCGAATTACTATGGTAGATGGAACCACAACTGATGCGGATGGTAGAGACGTTGGTAACGCTGGTCTTGATCACGGTATTCGTCCAGGTGATATGATTATAGCATCTGACGCAAACGCTAGTGTTAAAGCTTTTGTTAATACTGTAGCTACTTCTGGTACTGCAACTATTGACTGTGAAAGATACGATGGTCACGCTACTGGTGATAATGGTATTGCTTCTGGTACTGATATTTCTGTACTAGTTTATGGATCTGAGTATGTTAAAGGATCTATAGGTAGAGCTGGTGCTAACAAACCACAACATTTATCTAGAACTAACAAACCAATTATCTTAAAAGATAAGTATGAAGTATCAGGTTCTGATGCATCTGCGATTGGTTGGGTTGAAGTTTCTGGTGAAGAAGGTCAATCAGGTTATTTATGGTACTTAAAAGCTTCTGGTGATACTAAAGCTAGATTCTCTGATTACTTAGAGATGGCTATGTTAGAATCAGTAACTGCCGCAGGCGCAGGTGCTAATACTGTAAGTACTGTGACTGGTGCTACTGGTACTATAAAAGGTACTGAAGGATTATGGGAAGCTTTAGAATCTAGAGGTAATATATCTAACGTTTTTGACGGTTCTGGAAGTGTTGCAATGAGCGACTTAGATGATATCCTTGCTGAATTTGATGCTAACGGTGCTATTGAAGAAAACATGATGTTTATGGATAGAGGTGCTTCTCTACAAATGGATGACTGTTTAGCCGCTCAAAATTCTTATGGTGCTAATGGTACTTCTTATGGAGTATTTAACAACGAAGAAGACATGGCACTTAATTTAGGTTTCTCTGGTTTCAGACGTGGATCTTATGATTTCTACAAATCTGATTTCAAATATCTAAATGATGCTGCAACAAGAGGATTAATAAACGCTAAAGATGTTGCTAACGCAATTCATGGTGTTATAATTCCTGCTGGTGTATCTTCTGTATATGACCAAAACTTAGGTAAGAACTTGAAAAGACCTTTCTTACATGTGCGTTACAGAGCTTCTAATTTAGAAAGCAGAAAGTACAAAACTTGGACTACTGGTTCGGTTGGTGCTACTACTTCTGATTTAGATGCGATGGAAATGCATTTCTTATCTGAAAGATGTTTAGTTGTTCAAGGTGCTAATAACTTCTTTTTACTAAAAGGGGCTAACTAGTAGCAACTAATCAGTAACTTTAGAAGGGGAGGACAACCTCCTCCCCTTTTATTTTTTTTAACTTATTAAATTATATTATATCATGGCAAAAAAGCAAAAAACAGAAGTGGAACCAACTCCACAGGTTATAGAACAACCAAAAGTTGAAACACCGGTTATGGAAACTCCAGAACCGAAAAGATCAGAACCTACTAATAGGGTTATAAACAATTGGGAGATAAAAGATAGAAGATACGTTTTAAGTAGTGGTAAAGCTCCATTATCCTATGGAATAAAAACTAGAGGAATATATTATTTCGACGAAAAGCTGGGTTACGAAAGAGAAATGCAATATACTGAAAATCAACCTACTCTTTTTGTAGATGAAATGAAAGGAGATATAAGACCAGGTAGAATAGTTTTTAGGAATGGCGGTTTATTTGTACCTAAAAATAAAGTAACTTTACAAAAGATGCTATCTGTGTATCACCCGTGGAAAAACAAGATATTCAGAGAAGTGCAACCACAACTTGCAGCTAAAAACGAATTAGAAAATATCAACTTAGAAGTAGATGCTTTAATAGCAGCTAGAGAAATGGATATTGATTTAGTTGAAGCTATTATGCGTGTTCAGAATGGTTCTAAAGTATCTAAGATGACTTCTAAGGAACTTAATAGAGATATTATGGTGTTTGCAAAGAAAAACCCTAAATTACTCTTAGACTTAATGCAAGATGATAACATACATCTTAGGAATTTAGGTATAAAATCAGTTGAACAAAATATAATTATGCTATCTGACGACCAAAGAACTTTTTCTTGGAGATCAAATGGTAGAAAATTATTAAACGTTCCGTTTGAAGATCATCCTTATTCAGCTTTAGCCTCTTGGTTTAAAACTGATGAAGGAATGGAAGTCTTACAATCTGTTGAAAAACAGTTAAGATAAGTAAACAATAGTATGCGATCACCCTTCGGGGTGATTGCTATACTTAAATAAAAAAAATGAAATCTAAAGGTTTTGGAGATACGGTTCACAAAATAACTCAATTTCTTGGTGTAAAACTTTTTATAAAAATGTTATTTAAAGAAAACGATTGTGGATGTGAAACTAGAAGAGATATATTAAACCGGTGGTTTCCATATAAAAATTAAAATACATGGCAATAATAGTAGCTGGTCAAACGACTATAAGTATAGATACAGTTTATCAAAGAGTTTTAGCATTAGCTAACAAAGAGCAAAGAGGCTATATTACGCCACAAGAATTTAACTTACACGCTAACCAAGCGCAATTAGATATATTTGAACAATATTTCTATGATTTAGCAACAATGACAGCTTTGAAGTCAAGAGGTGAAGAACAAAAACAACCAGGTGCCAACGTTGAAATGGCACCAGATTTTGGTGACACAGTAAATATTCTTAGAGAAAAAATATCTATATACAAAGGTACAGATGTTGCTTTAACAGTTGATAGCACAAACAAGTGTTATAAATTACCAGCATTAAGCAGCTCAATATACAGAACTGGACGAATGTACTATTCTGGTACAAATGGATCGTCTATCCCATTAGAACTTATTAATAAAAATGATTTAGAAGCAATTACTGAAAATTTTGCTGCTAAAAGCAATAGTAGATGGCATTCTACTGATACTGCTAGAATTCTTTATACAGAGAATTTAGACGGTAGCTATAGTTTGTATTCAGAAGGCGATGGAACAAATGCTCCTATAACATCAGCTGGTAAATTAAAAATTGAAGTTATAGCTGTGGTACCTAGAGCGGTTGAATGGGGATATGTAGTTGTAAATGAAAAAGCTTTATATAGCGCTGCGGCGTCTACAGATTTTAACATGCATAGATCAGAAGAAACTAATTTAGTTATAAAGATATTGGAATTAGCTGGTATTACAATAAATAAACCTGGTTTAGTTCAAATAGCATCGAACGAAGAACAACAAAACGAAGCACAAACAAAATAATAAAACATGGCAGATAATCTAATAACACTAACCCACGAGCAATATTACGAAGGTAAAGATGGTGTACAATTAACCGGAGATGATTTACAGTATGGTAATTATCAATTTATGAAAATTGGTGATGTCGTTAGCGATGTAGTGGCAACTTACTGTGGACCAGAAAAAATGTTAGAAGGTACTAGAGAATCAGATGTAAAATACCATGCTCATAGAGCATTACAAGAACTAAGTTTTGATACCTTTAGATCAACAAAATCAATGGAGATAGAAATACCTCCTTCTTTATTAATGGCTTTGCCACATGATTACGTAGGATATACTAAAGTAACTTGGAAAGATTCTACTGGTATAGAGCACACTTTATACCCAGCGATAATAACATCTAATCCAGAGGCATATCTTCAAGACGCTAATTACTATTTACAGTTTGATGGTTCTAATACAGCTACCACGGCTAGTGAATCTAATACATGGACTGATTATAAAGCGGCCGCGTCAACTAATAATAACAATAATGATGATGATCGTGATTTATTAGAATTTAATCATGGTATGATTTATGGAGCAGAACCTAAACAAATGAATGCTAATGGTTCTTTTTATATAGACTATGCCAAAGGAAGAATTCATTTTAGTAGTAATTGTTCTGGAAAAACTATAACTTTAAAGTATATAAGTGATGGTGTTGGGGTTTTACAAGCTGGGACAGATACTGGATCACCATGGGCTACAGAAACAAATCCTGAACAAGATTTTATAGTTCATAAGTTTGCTCAAGAAGCTATGGTAAAACATATACTATACGGGTGTATGCAAGGACGAGCAAAAGTTGATCACAACATGCTACAACTACTTAAAAAAGAAAAGTGGGCTGAAACAAGAAAAGCAAAAATAAGATTATCTGAAATTAAAATAGAAGAAATTACTCAGATTATGAGAGGTAAATCTAAATGGATTAAACACTAAAATATAGCATGGCTGAATTTAAAAGAGATTTTTCTGGGGCAAAGATGAATAAAGATATGGACGAGAGGGTTGTACCCGCTGGTCAATATCGTGATGCCAATAATATACAGATATCTACATCTGACGGTTCTGATGTAGGATCTTTACAAACGCTATTGGGTAATAGTGAAGTAACTGATGGTGTTGTTCCAGATGATTACTCTACTTGTGTTGGTGTTATGCCTCTTCCTGAAAAAGATTTAATATATTATTTTGTAGCTGGTGGTGGTATGAAGGGCTATCAACCTCTAGTGAAAAAAGATTATATTATAGAATATAATACAATATTAAAAACTACAAAATATGTATTTGTAGATATATATAGCGTAAAGACAACACAAAGCTTAGCTAATACTTCAAATAAATACTTTACTATACCAGATGGTGGAAGTTCAACAAATACAACCGGTGTTAGAGTTGGCATGCATATTAGTGGTACATTTACAAATAATACAGGTGGTAGTATAACCGTTAGAAGCGCTACTATAACTAATGGATCTACATATTCAATATATATCTCTGACAATGTATTAGTAACAGATGTTGTATATGACACTGGTAATAGTAGATGGAAAATTTATCATGATTATTTATGGGATAATGGTTCTAGTGGTGCAGTTTTACCAATAGCCGCAAGTGAAAGTATATATTTTCAATCTGAATTTGGGGAAAGAGTACTTCAATTTGAAGCATTACAAAAAATACATTCTATAAATCACTTAGATGGAATGATATTTTGGACAGACGGCATTAGTGAACCTAAGAAAATACATATTGAAAGAAGTATACTGGGTACAGGTGGAACAACACAAGCGCTTGGTTGGACAGATGCCCAACTAGGTAGTCACGCTAGTAATACTGGAAACACTCTTGCTTCTGGAGTTATCAATGCAGCAGACGCTGGTGGTAATGCTAATTTTCATACTAGGGTAGTTATTAGTACCGCCGATCTTTTTGGTTACGAAACCGCCTTAAATAGACAAAATGTTAGACCAGAATGGTCAACTTTAGAAAATATAACGGTAATAAAAAAATCCCCTAAGTTTCCTTTAGAATTAGAAATGTCTACTACCTCTATAGATAGAACTCCTGATCCAACCGCTACAACTCCAGAACCAACAGCAAATCTAGTATATTCTCAAACTGGTACCTCTTCAGGTGCAACTGCTACAACGAAATGGACTGATAATGATGACGAACCATTTGAAGTAGATCATTTTATTTCTGGTGTCTATTTTTCAGATCCTGTCGACTTTAGAGTTGGAGATGTTTTGATTTATTGTAATGATTTAACTTTACCACCACAAAATTTTCCAGAAGACAATGCTCTTGTTAGGGTTACTGTAAAGGATGCACCTAGTGGAATGCCTAACAACGGTGGAAGCGTTGGTCCTTATGATATAAGTGTTTTATCAATATCTAGTACGGTTCCAGATACTGATCAAAATTGGATGGTAAGATTAGAAGACAAACCAACATTATTTGAGTTTAAGTTCCCTAGATTTTCATATAGATGGAAATACCAAGATGGTGAATATTCGTGTTTTGCTCCTTGGACTGAAGTTGCTTTTCTACCAGGTGATTTTGATTACATGGCAAAGAAAGGCTATAACTTAGGTATGACAAATAGATTGAGAAGTTTAAAACTTAAAAACTATTTCCATGAATTTGCTTTAATACCAAAAGATGTTGTTCAAGTAGATCTATTATACAAAGAAGAGGGTAGTACAAATATATACACGGTTAAAGAAGTAAAAAGAAAAGATGGCGCACCGCAATGGCCAGATAGAGCGTCTAGTAATTATAACAGAGGTAATTACGTGTTAACATCAGAAATGATTCATGCGGTTATTCCTTCTAATCAATTATTAAGACCTTGGGATAATGTTCCTAAGTCAGCATTAACTCAGGAGATGTCATCAAATAGATTAGTATATGGTAATTATAAACAAAATTATGATATAAACGCTGATCTAAAGTTAGATATAGACTGGAGTCATATTTGGCATTCAAGATCTTTCTCAGATATAGAGGAACCTCAAAAATCTTGTAAAACATTAAGAACTTATCAAATTGGGGTTGTTTTTGCTGATGAATACGGAAGAGAAACACCCGTGCAAGTGCCAAAAGAAAGTAGTAGTATAACACTAGATAAAAAATGGTCTGCATATTCTAATAGTTTAAGGGCTAGATTAAATCCCTCATCACCACCTCCAGTTTGGGCTAAGTACATGAAGTATTATGTAAAAGAAACTTCAAACGAATATTATAATTTAGCAATGGATCGTTGGTACGATGCTGAAGATGGTAACGTTTGGTTATCGTTTCCTTCTGCAGAAAGAAATAAAGTCGACGAAGAAACATTCTTAATACTTAAAAATGAACATGATGCCAATAAAGCTGTATATGAAACTGGTAGATATAAAGTAATAGCTATATCAGAAGACGCACCACTTTTTGTTAAAACAGAAAAAAAGCCACACGGTTCCGCAGCTACACTTGATACAACGGGAGGGGGTCTTGCTGTAGCAACTAATATACTAGTTGATGATGCCACTTTTTACGCTGCTTTTGGTAGTGATTTTTTAACTACCACATATCCTAAAATAGCACGTGGTAATGCTTTTGCAAGAATAACCGCGTCAGAAGGAAATGATATTGCGGGATCTGAGTTTGTTGGTATTGTAGCTATAAGAGTTATTAGTGGAAACATATCTATAAAAATAGATCAAGCTATTGGTGATACTGCTGACCAAACTGATAATTTTACAAGTCCAACATATTCTGTACAAATTATAGAGCACATCGTAGAACCTAGACCAGAATTTGATGGAAGATTTTTTGTAAAAGTATATAAAGATTTACTATTACAACAAGCTGTAATGAGAGAGTTTGAGGATAGTTCAAGTTTTACAATAATAGATACTTTCAACGTGGGTCTTATAACACATCCTGATAAATCGGAGGGATTACATCCATCTGCAAATCAATCAAATCATACATATCACCGTGGTGGTGGTGAAGATGATGGATGGAGAAATAGTAATAGTTATGATTTCTACGATATGACTGGTTCTTTCGGTGTTAGTAGTGGTCGAATGGGAGATTGTGACGCTAGAACAAGAACAAAACAGTATTGGAAATGGAGAACAGATACATCTGGACAAAGAAATAATTGGTATATAGACGGCGCAGGACATAGAGTAGGTGATGGTTGGACAACGGGAAGTGGATTTCACAACTCATATCCTGGTGTTAGTTCAACACATATGATGCAATCTTCGTCGCCTACTACTTATGGTGGAGGTTCTTCGAATTCTACCTATGGTTGTTTTCAACATTTTTCAGATCACAGTCAATTACATCTTGGTTTTAATGGTGGATGGGATAGATTAGACCCTGCTGATGGTGATTTAGGATCAACTCACTCTGCTCTACGACTTCACCGTGCAATGAGAACAGCTGGAACTCTATTTAGATTTAGAGCTGATCCTACTCGTACCGTGTATATAGTAAGAAATAGACGTGGTGAAAGAACCGCATATAATTATCATCGTTATACTACTTGCAAAACTTGTAATACTAGTAAGTCACACTGTCAAAAAAGACAAATGGTTATTAGGTTTGAAAGATTAGATGGGGTAATCATGCCAGGACCATATTTTGGAGTTGTAGATGTTGCAACTTGGGATCCATTGAGTGCGAATAGACCTGATGGATCAACTACTACGCCAATAGATATTTTACAACAAGATCTTAATATAATGGCTGGTGGTTCTATCATGTCAACTGAAGATCCAGCTATATGGGAAACAGAACCAAAAGAAGATATTGGATTAGACATATATTATGAAGCGTCTGGCTCAATACCATTAGATGTTACTCATAGAAATAACGAATTATTAATACCTTTATATTCTACGTTACAGCTTACAGATTCATCTGGAAATTTACACGTTGATGATGATGCTGCGTCAGATACATTTGGTGAGGTAATAAACTTTACAGTTACAGCGGTTAATCAACCTTCTAATGGAGATTTAACAAATTTAACATTATCACCAGCGCTAACATCTGATTTAGCTATTGATAGATGGATTAGAATAAATAGATATGATGGTAGTAAAATAGTTACTTATTCTGGAAGCGCTGCAAGTGATAACGATACAATCATTCAAGTTGTCACTGGTAAACAGCCTTATAACACAGCAACACCTTTTGCTTATCAACCTTGGAGAGCACCTCATCATCAACCTCTAGTATTAGGTTTTCATAATTGTTGGCAATTTGGTAACGGTATAGAATCTGATAGAGTTAGAGATGACTATAACGCTCCTCAACTTAGAAATGGTGTTAAAGCATCTACTGTTTTAGCAGAACCTTATGCTGAAGAACATAGAAGTAGTGGATTAATATGGTCTGGTATATTTAACTCAACAAGTGGAGTTAATAATCTTAATCAATTTATACAAGCAGAACCAATAACAAAAGACTTAAGTCCTAGACACGGAACACTACAAAGGCTTGTAGGTAGAGATACTAATACAATAGCTTTTTGTGAAGATAAAGTTTTAAATTTAACAACAGATAAAGACGCTATATATAAAGCTGATGGAAATCCACAACTAATAGCTAGTAATAAAGTTATAGGTCAAGCTACGCCAATAATGGGTGATTATGGAATTTCTACAAATCCAGAATCACTAGCAGTAACACCACATGGTATGTATTGGTGTGATCAAATGAGAGGCCAAGTGTTAAGTTTAGAAGGCAATGCAACTATTAGAAGTATATCTGATATTGGTATGAAAGATTATTTTAATGATAATCTTCAAGACATATCAGAAATTGTAGGTACATATGATGATAAAAAGAACGAATATAATTTAACATTTGGAACTAAAAATTGGTATCAACAATTTAGATCAGTTAAAACAACAGTTAGTTTTAATGAATTAACAAAAGGTTGGGTAAGTTTTAAATCGTTTGGTCCAGAACATGGCGTCAGCATGAATAATGAATACTACACATGGAATGAGGGTAGTATGTGGCAACATCATACCAACGCTACAGCTAATAATTTTTATGGAACCCAATATTATTCTGATGTTACACTAATGTTTAATGATCAACCTGGAGCTGTAAAAAGTTTTGGAACAATAAATTACGAAGGTTCACAAGCAAGAATTACTCAATTTACAACTGTAAGTCAAGGTGGTGTTAGTTATACAGATAAAGAATACTATAATTTAAATGCAAAAACCGGTTGGTATACAGAATCTATTATTACAGATTTACAAGAAGTTGAAGATTTAGAGTTTAAAAATAAAGAAGGCAAGTGGTTTAGTACAATAAAAGGTGTTGCTACAACATTATCTAATTTAGATGAACGAGAGTTTTCAGTTCAAGGATTAGATACGTTAGCGAGCACTACTACTGATGGAACTGCAGAAACGCCATACGCAATACAGGTGTATCCTAGAGCAACACCAACAAGTGGAGCAACTTGGGATGCAAGTGCTGATTCTACAGATTGGACTACCACTCCAGATTTAACTCGAACTGGGGTAGTTGGAGCCACAATAGCCGCTGGTTATTTAGATACTATTATAACTAATGTTACAGCAAACTCTAAAGGTGTTCTTACTTATTCTGGTTTAAATTTAGATGCTGCTAATTTTAGTGTTCCAGGTGGAATAACTACTACTACTGGTAGTGGAAACTCAACTGTATACATATATACCGCAGATGCTGATACAGGAGAAGGCAATCCTTGGAATGCTGATAGTACTTTTAGTTCTGGTGATACTGTTTCAAGTGGCGTTAGTAAAGTTGAATTTACAAATATTGGTATAGCTAATGATCCTGGTAATACTGTAAGAGCGAGAGCTTATTATCCTAGTTTTACAATGCCCGCAAGCAATTACATTAAATATTATGATGTAGATCACGCGGCAACATTATCAGGTGGTGGAAAGATTTATAGAGAAGCTTGCTTACATGTAACATATCAAGAAGATAACGGTATTAGCGTTGATAAGGTTGCAATAGTTCCTCAAAGTCCTGTTACGGGAATAACAAGAACAGATAACATACCTTTTGTTCCTAATGCCCAAATGTCAACTGATAAATGGAGTGGAACTGTTCAACAAGGGGTTTCTACTAAAATAGCTGAATATATTATAACGGCTGACGCCGGTTATCATTTAGTACCTAGAAGTAATAGTAAAGGTATAGAACCTTTGTGGTTTACTAGAGCGATAAATACTCCTTGGGAACCTTACTATAACTTTACAGTAACAGATACTTATTACACTGGGAACAATTCCGGAATGATAGAAAGCACTAAAGTTAAAATTTACTATACACCACCAGTTGGAGTTAGTGGTTTAGATCCAGATCCTATCTCGGGTGAGGGTAATTTCTGTAGCTTTATACACGATATACGTTTAAATTACAGTTCTCAAGCGCTTGTAACGCGCACTAGCATAGGAAATAAAGTTACTTCGCTATCTCTTTCAAGTGAAACTGCTTTACCAAGTAGCCAAGTAACGGTAACTACAGGCGCAAATGCCGCTGGTAATGCGAAATTGTACTTTGTAAAACTAAATGAAGCTAAGGGCGCTCTTACACATTATTATGATTTTGTAAGCGAAACTTTTGATGCTACTGGTGAAGGTGTTCCGGGAACCGATCACGTAAAAACTATTACGTATACACTAGGCGCTTCTCAACAAGTAATAATTGATATGCCTTCAACAAGTGAAACTGCTACATACTCTGCATATATGGCGGCTGGTACTGGAGGAACGGCTTTAACTATTGATACAGCGAGTGTAGCTGATGCTATAAACGAATTAAACTTACTTATAACACCAGCTGTTAATGCTACTCTTACTCCAGGTACACTTGCAAATACCACCGCTGCAACTGTTACAGCTGTTAGTATGCCTACCAAACAACAACTAACAACACCTTATAATCAAGATCATCCGTTTTCATTTACTTGGACTAAAAACGAAGGTATAACATCGGTAGCTTTAAATCGTCAACCATCTTCTGTTCTTGATATAACTGGCGCTGAAAAAACATATTCTCTTACAGGAAGTGAAGCTATAGGACAAACTACGATAGAAATAACTAGTATAATTGGTATTAAGACTGGTATGAAGGTAGAAGATGATGATGGCCAAGGAAGAATACCAGCTAATACAGTTGTTAATACGGTTAATGCTGCAGATATTGTAATATCTAACGCTACAACAACAGCGAGTATGGCCGCTGGAGAGTTAATAAGAATATCAAGTGATTGGGAATATGAATTTATAAATCTTGCGGCAACTGCTACAACTAGTGTGGTGACTGTAACAGGTACTCTTAGAGTTAAGAAATATGGTACTGCTTCTCCTAATGGAAATATAATTATACAACCTAATTTTATAACAGTAACTTCATAGATATGCCAGCAACAATAACATTAACATTCGCAAATACATTAAATACATCTGTACAAATTGGTGATACAGCTTATTATATAGACAGTCAAATAGCAAGTGGAGGATTTAATACCGGATTACATACTGATATAGTTGAGATTGGTGTTATAACAGCTATAAACCAAGGCACAAATACTATTACTGTAGGAAACGCACTAATAGGTAGTGTTCCTGGTACTCCTTTTATATTATTTAGTAAAGATAATAAAGCAAATCTAAGCAGTATTTTAGGTTATTATGCAGAAGTTAAATTTAAAAATACATCGACTACTACTTCTGAGTTATTTAGTGTTGGTGTAGACACGTTTGAAAGTAGTAAATAATTGCAAAAAAGTGTGATTATTTAACTATAAATTAAATTAAATATGAATAAAGATATAAAGCTATCTTCTCGAAAGAAAATCTTAGATTTTCAATCGATGTTGATAAGTGAAGCCGATGAGGTTGATATAGTTACTCATCAAGACTCGGAATTATTTCCATTAAAACATACTTTTGCGGACGGCATATATGTTAGACAAATGTCTATGAAAACCGGATCAGTTGTTGTTGGAGCAATTCACAAACATTTACATGTTTGGTTTTTATTAACTGGTCACATATCTGTTGCTACAGAAAATACTATAGAAGATTATATAGCTCCGTGTTATGTGGTTGCAACACCAGGAACAAAAAGAGTTATATACGCAAATGAAGAATCAATATTTGTAAATATACATAAAAATCCTACAAACTCACAAGATATAGAATGGTTAGAAAAAGAGATTGTAGCTAAAGATTTTAGAGAATATGAAGAATACATTAATAAAAATAAATAAGATATGAGTTTTTTAATAGTAGGCGCGGCTGTTTTGGTTGGCGGTGGAGTAGCTGAAGCTATATCTGGTGCTAAGCAAAAGAAAGCTGCTGAGAAAGAAAGAAAGAAAGCTAAAGCTGAAATGGATAGAAGAAAGGAGCAATTTTCTCAATTAGATACAAGTAATCCTTTTGCTAATCTAGAAAATAAAATGGAAGATCTAACTGTTAATCAACAGGAAGCTGATTTCATGAAACAACAACAACAACAAAGCCAAGCAAATATATTAAGCCAAATGAGAGGTGCTGCAGGTGGATCTGGTATCGCTGCTTTAGCCCAAACAATGGCTAATACAGGTTCTCTAGATGCTCAAAAAGCTGCTATATCAATTGGTAAACAAGAAGCCGCTAATCAAATGGCTGAAAGACAAGC